ATTCCATTCTCAACGAAGAGCATTGAAGCACAATAAAAATATATCAAAATCAACAATTAAGAACGTTTACGTCAAACTCAGTTGGTTCGGTACAGTATTATTGTGTCACTAGATAGAAATCGTCTTTTTACATATCTTTTATACAACGTATAAGCAAACAAACAAATAAGTGTCTGGAGAATATGCCTGCGGCGATGGACATGATTCAGGAGTCTGTGAGACTCTTTGGGCCGGAGTTCGCGAAAGCTGATGCCCAGGAGTTGTACAACTCCGAGGCAAAAGCCATCGTGAAGGTCAATACGCCATTGACAACTACAGAGATTGCCTCCATGAAGAGGCGTACGGGGTTGGATGTCCTCAGCACTCAGCGTGCAAGGCGCGGTAATGATCACGTTTTGGTTCAGGTTGAAAATGAAATTACTGACTCTAGGTTGGTTTCTAATTTCCCTGCCGATGCTGACTTTACTACTGTGCTTCACATTGGTGCGACCACTAAGGAGGTTTCTGCCTATTGGGGTCATAAGGGTCACGAGTTTTATCTTCACTTAGGTGAGGACAAAGATTGGTCTCGCATCCTTCATGACCTCATCAATCGTTTGGGACAGCGGTTGAAACATGCTCAGTCCCCTCATCTTCAGAATTCTAAAGAGAGAGATTACAGGCTCAAGGTTTCTGGCGTCGACGAACTCGTTACTTTTCTTGAACACATGTCTGGCGATCAGAAAAGAGTTCATTTGAAATTTCCTGAGGGCAGGAAATACACTCATTTGATTTTTGGCGACAGTCTTTACTCGATTTCTGAAGAAGAGTTTTTGTCTTACTTTTCTCGTACAGGCGCCATTGGTGCCTATGGGAAAGTTTTGTATCCTGATTCGTTCATTACTGAGCAAATCTCCCCTAGTGATGTGTACCGTCTGCATTTTACTGTTCTTCCTATTGAGCTCGTTGCCTTTTGGGATCAAGTTTGGCCTGGATGTTTGGCTTTTACTACTCTTATTCCTATCGATGGCGTTGAGACGATCTTGAAACATTCTCTGAATTTTCTCGTTGAACATGGTCAGCAGGCTGTCACGGATTGGTTGGTTGGGGCTATGGCCACTCCTCTTCCTGTCGTGACATTTCTTGCCAACATTTTTGACGTTGTGAAATTCAAACCTGTTTTGGATCAACTCTGGACCTACGTTAAGGAAAAGTTTAAGAAAAAGTTTCTCCATGTCCGGCTTTCCTGGATCGGCGGGTTTTCGAACGGTTATTCACATCATTGGTGGAGTTGGGCTAAGTGGTTGCGTAAACGCAGGATTCATTCTGACAAGATCTGCATTGACTGGGAGGTTGTGTCGCGTGTTGGTGAGACTTACCTCATGAAGTTCTACAGATCTACGGGTAAGGATGAAATTGTTTACCCTCTTGAGCTTCCTGCTGAGAGGAGGTGTGTCAAGCTCCCTAGGATTATGTCTGCCTATAATCCTGTCCTTAAGGATTTTTCGAACTGTCCCAGTTATTTTTATGTTCTTGAACATGACTGGTTTAAGGTTTTGAATTGGGCTTTGGGCGAACCTTTGGAGACTCTGGACCCTAGTGTTGTTATGACGACCGTGACTAGGGTTCGTGGTGGACTTTCGCTCAATAGCAATGTCCTTGTTGCACCTATGGGCTTGGTTGATAGAGATGTTCAAGATTTTGTTATGTGCATTCTTATGGAGTCCTATAGGCAGAAAAACCTTATGGACGCTATGAATGACGACAAAGAGTCTCTTACCCAATATGAGATGAATATTCTTAGGGTTGCCAAGCTGTTGGCTAAGGGAGTTGCCATTTTTTCGACCGGTGGTCTTGTCATTCCTGCCTACTATCTCTTTCGTTGGCTTGTTACCACCAACTATGAGTTTGCCTTTGTTGAGTACTTTTCCGAACCCAAAGCTCGTGTTGAGGTTAAGAAGAAACTTTTGGTTTCTAGACCTGGTGACATCCCAATAGAGCTTCGACTTCCTACTGAAAAGAAGAAAGCTCCGACTGGGTGTGTCATGTGTGACTTACAGCAGGCTGGTGCTTTCGCAAAGGGTAGAGACATGTCTTCCACTCAAGAGTTCATTTGTCAGCATCGGGAGAACCGAAAGCAGGATCTCTCTCTTACGACCCATGAGATGAATCTTTTGATCACAAAGATTCGTGACTCTGAGACATATCACAGGAGTAAGGCTGGCAAGAAATTCATGGATGGCCTTCAGTCTTTCAAGCATTGGGCAGAGACGAATGCTGGGTCCGGTGTCACCTTTTCCCCTGTTGTTCACTATATTCAGGGAGGCCCAGGAACCGGTAAATCTGTTATTGTCCGTGAGATGTCTGCTTTTCTTACAGACTCCGGTGTCAATAACAGTATCGTTTTTCCTTTCTCCGATCTCTCGCAAGACTATATGAATGCCCCAATGTTGAACACATCAAAACCCCGTACGTTTGAGGCTGATACCACTTGGTGGCTCACTCTCCGTTCTAATGTTAAGGTTCTCTTTGCTGATGAGTTCACTGCTTTAGATGAGTTGGTTTTGAGGGGTCTTGCTGCGCACGCGGGTGTGGGTGAGATTTATCTTGTTGGGGATAAGAATCAGACCCGTTTGGATGCTGCAGCAGGTGAGGGAACTGATCCATCTCAGGCCGGTGCTTCTGTTGGTGGTTGCTGGAATTGGGATGAGATCTCCACGCATACTCTTGTGTGGAATTTCCGCAATCCTCCTTGGCAAGTGAAAGCGATGAATAGGGCCCATGGTTTGAAGATGAAATCTAGGAGAACTGACTTTTCCGCCGTTCCTTCCATTGTCGTTCTTGATGAATATAATAAGTTTCATCAAAATGACATAGAGAAAGAAATGGTTTTTGCTCATGCATCTGGTAATGTGATTTTTGGGAAACACTCTACACCAGATAAGACTCTTCCTGGTTCTGTCAACATGTCTGTTCGTTCTGCTCAGGGGAAAACCGCCGGTCGGGTTGCTTGTTCTGCATCCCAGATCGACGCTAGGACTATAGATGTGCACGGTCAGATGTTGGTTGCCTTTTCTCGGAATAGGACTTCGCTTGTTTATGTCGCGGCGGATGCAAAGGACGATCCTGTCCCATCCAAGATTGCGGCGTTCTATGGTTTTGACAGTCAGGAGAACATAGATGCAATCGAACGTCTGCCTTGGCCTGCCATAGAGACTAACAAGAAAGAGGCTAAGTTTTCGGATGAAACTCTTGCGCTTGGGTCTTGGCTGGCTCAGAAGAAAATTCTTGGAGAGTTGCGGCAAGACATTCCTGAAGGTCAAGAAGGTAAGGAAGAGGTCGAGGTTAAGGTTTTGGAACCCACAAAACCCTTTTCCATTAAGTTGCTTGCCACTTCTTTGGATAGTGACAAGCTTGTGGACAGGGAGAGATTGGAAATGGTTGAAGGTGCGCTTGTTTATTACAAGACGCATTATCATTTTTGTCTCTTAGACTCTCTCATCTCTCAGGTTTCTTCTGTTTCTCATGCTACAGACATAAAGGAGAGGTTTGTTCGTGCTTTGGCAAAACGCGAGAAAACTGCCTTTAAGTTCTGTACTGGTGATTCTCCTTTGGATGTTCCCGTTTGGAAAACCTTAGACAAGAAATCCCTCATTCCTATAGCTGATTTTGTTTCTTGGTTTGAGTCTGAAGACTACGGTGTGGTTCTTTACACCCGTAACGAAATTCTTGCTACTAAGAGCGCTGGGCCTTATTCTTTGACTGATCCTGTTCCTACTTATGTCATTGCTGTGGACAAGGAACACGCCACTCCAACTAGAATAGATGCTGTTCCACACGTCCCAGTCCGTTTCATTGGTTCTCCTATTCCGCAATTAGTTCTTTGGTATGTGAATGTCGGGGCTAAAAGGGCTTGTGAACTTCAGAGAAACAAGGATGGTGTCGCAGTTCAGGTTGCCGACAAGTTTGCTGGTTATATACCTGGCAAGCTCGTTCGGTGCACTGCGCCTTCTTCTGGTAACTCTTTCTGGGATTCTGTTCGCGAAGCTCATGCCTCTAGGTCTTCTGTTTTCAAAGTTGTGGACATGCCTTTTCCTGAGAAATTGGACGCTTCTCCAAAGACTAAATACCGTGGTGGCACGGATGCCTATAGACTTGCTTCTTTCTTGGATCCTTCTGGAGCTTATCTTCAGGAAACTGCAATTAACTATGCTGGCATGGTCAGGGGCGTTCATAGACCGGGAAAAAGTAATGATATTTCGGTCAACTGGGAGGGTTTCATTCACTCCAGAACTGCGGGCGGCAAACTTAAGAAGAAAGCCCGCAAGACCTATCGTTCAATACTTCCTGGTATGGTCAACCACTTCAATGATTCGCCTGAAGAGACTCTCAATGCTGCTCATCGCTTGGGTCAAAGACAGAAGAAAGCCGAACTGTCTGCCGAGACTAAAGCTTGGGCAACTCGTGCTGTTAAGAAAGTTTTTGACGAGCACTGGTACCCGAACTTTAAGGCAAATGAGTTTGAGATCAATGCTGTTGTGGACAAGGCGCTTTCCGACTCCGTTACTAGGAACTATGTCAAGAGAGGTATGAAGGAGATTGAGAAAAGAGGTTACAAACCCCTACTCGTTATGTCCAATAAAGATCAAGTGAAACCTATAAAAGATGGTAAACTTGATTTGGGCAAATCGGGTCAGGGAATTTTGCAATCTCCGGCTTATGTTGCTGCAGAGTATTGTGGTTGGATGCGTTCTTTGAACCACCACTTTAAGTCTGCTGCTCGTCCTCATGTCTTTTATGAAAATCTCATGACTGCCAGAGAGTTTAGGATTTCTCTCACGAAAGCTCTTAGGGAACTTCCTATTTCTTCCCGTTATGGTATTGTTGACGGTGAAGAGTTTGATGCCCAGCAAAATGCTGTTACTTTGTTCATTGAGAAAGAGTTTCGTAGGTTGCAAGGTGCTGTTTCTGAAGTTATTGATGCCTATTATGAGATTCGAGGTCCCCAGGCTTTCACTATGTTTGGCTGTTTCCGTGGAAAGACAAACTATGAGAAAGGTTCTGGTTTCCTCGACACTCTTTTGGGTAATACTACTTTGGAGATGGTTGCTGGAACTCTCATTTTCTCCGGTGTTGGTCCTAAGGTTGTGGCCGCAAAGGGTGACGATTACATGCAAGCCCAGGCGGGGCTCAGTGTAGATGTTCAATCCAAGGCGGAGCTTCAGGCATACACTGGAATGAGATGGAAGGTTTCCATTGGTAACGGCGGCGAATTTTGTGGCAACACCGTCTCTAGGGCGGGTTGCTTTCCCTCAATTTCCCGTTACGCCATTAAGGCCATAGCAGCCAAGTCTAGGAACTACAAACATTTTGTCGACCAGCAGGAGTCTTATCGCCAGAAAGCTAAGGAGATTCGGGAGGACGGTTTGGAGGAGTGCATTGCTGCAAATGTTCTCGCAGAGAACAAAACCGAGGGTTATGTTAGGTTAGCTTATGATGTTTTGAATAGCATTGGTCACGTTTCTCAGGACCAGTGGCTTTCCGTCGCCAAACTTAGGCAAAATCCCTTGGTTTTCCTTCCTTCCGCTTCTGGTGCTGTTATGTTGTAATGAATGTATTTCTACCCAACTCACGAGTAATGTATTTTGTAATTTTAGTTTTTCAAGTCTTTCAATAAATAAATCAGTAAGTAAAATAAATAAATAAATAAAACAATAAATAAAATAAATAAAATAAACAAAATAAATAAGTAGTCATGCCCTATACTCTCAACAATCTCGCTATGTTTCATAATGCTCGCAACTGCAATTGGTGGAACATGAGGAATGCTTGGGAGCTTCATCAGGCCCTTTTGACCGTCAACTTTTCGGTTGTTGAGTCAAGGAGGGAGGGCCATGAAGCTCTCAACGAGTTTGTTGGCCGAGGAGTTGCGGGCTCGACACTCTTTGGGATTCGTCAGAGGTTTCCCGATGGCGAGACCGATCAGTTCGTTTGTAGTATGTCTAGGAATCTTCAGAGGGTGATTGCTGGTTTGCAGAGCACCCTGAACTGGAGATTGGACAATGTTGCAAAGGATGTTCAGGCTGGTCAAGGGGCCTCTGCAAGGCCCGATCCCAACTATACTGAAAGGAACCAAGAGGGTCAAGACACCAAGAAGAAGTTTGAGGAGATGGTCAATTCTTTTGGCAACCTTTTGGTCACCGGAAGGGATAGCTGGTATAGAGAGAGTTTTGAGACGAGGACGTCGGCCGTTTGGGTGCCTTAGTCTCTTAAAGCTATGGCGCAAGGCTCCCATCATAAGCCTACACAGCGGCCTAGGGTCGCAAGCGCGAGGCTCCTTTCATAAGCCATCAAAAGCACTTTATAAGTGACGCAGAGCTTCCCAAAGGTTTATGACGCACACAACAAAAGCACAGAGACGGTCTTTCCTTTATTCGGATTGTACTGTCCATGACGTGACGGGGAGCTTCTCTTTGAGTTTGTGACCCGACAAGTTGCCGTTCTTAAAACGGAAAGCGCAAGGCTCCTTTCATAAGCCTAGAAGTTATTGATTGCATGGATTCTCGAACAACTCACGTACGAGGAAATTCGGTAACTTTTCTTTTGCAATCAATATGTCTTCGTTTCAATTTCCACTTTGCGGTCACTGCAATCAACGCACTCATCTCGGAGGCAAGAATGCTTGTCCTAGTAACCGGGCCCATTTTGGGGCCGGTCCTTCTAGGAACTGTGGCGCTTGTGTCCGTTTGGGTTTCTTTGGTCAGCAGATTCCGCAACAGTCCCAACAGCATCAACAGAGGCAACCAGTTCAGCAGAGACCAGTGCAACAACAGTGGGTTGAGCAGACTGCTGTTTGGGTCATTCAGGTTCCGGCTACTTCTCACAACCATCGTGTTGTGTTTGATGCGTCAGTTCCAAGGTTTGCTGAATTGCGTCAGCAATTTGCTCTTGTGACTATGTCGAGTGTGGAGGCTGAGCCGATCATTGATGGAGTCACCACAACTACAGGCAGCATCATGCTTGCTTTTGCCACTGACAGAGTTTCTTCGAGGACTAGGTCCGACATAATGGGAAGGGACAATTACCTTCGTGTTACTGGAAGCTCTGCTGAGAGGCATGTTGCAACAGCAAATCTTGGTGGAATGCATGCATCTCGCCATGTTGATGTTGCTTCTCGTGCTGGTTCTCCTGGTCTTGTTCTTGACTGGGATTCCAATATCAGTGTTGCTTGTGCTGTGAGGATTGCGGCTCGTGTCAGGTGTGTTGGACCACTTTCCGGTGTTGTTACTCCTATGGTTTCTGGGCCAGTCGCTGCTCAGTTTCCCGATCAAGGAGGTCACCGGTGTGTGTTGTCTACTAATGTGGTTGGTCTCCTCAGGTTCAGAGTAACTGCTCAAAGTCTTATGAGCATGACTGGTGATGTCATAAACATGAGCAGTGCTCCTTTGAACATCGACGGCGTTCGAGCAGACAGGAATAATTCCCCCAACCTTGCAAGGATGGCGGCTGCTGGTTGGACATTGCCTGTTGGCGAGTGGGTTTTGTTGAGATAAGTCTCAACAAGCGCGGATGATGGCGGCGCAACAGATGCACCTTCAAGTTAGTCACGGGCAGGAAAGCCGTGCACATGCTGGTTTGACCAGATGTTATTATTCACTTTTATTAAAGAGATGACTTCCGCGAAAGAGCGGGCACCTGCTCGGTTGTTAGAGCTGCCTTGAATGGCTGCGCTTTTGCGCCTTCGAATTAGTGAGTTTTCTTTGAAGTTTGGTTTGTTTTTATTTCAGTTTCCA